AGAAGAAGGTATGACAAGTGATAAGAAGTCATATGATCCTCAGTATAGTGGTCGTTATGTCATTACCAAGATAAGACATAGAGTTGTAAAACAAGACTATAAAATGGTTCTAGAATGTAGAAAAGACTCCGTAAGAGAACAATTACCTGGTAAAACAACAAAAACATTCTCAGGCATTTCAAACAACGAAAACGCACAATTTACGAAGTTATAGACCTCTCTATCCCACAGTCTCTAGAAGATTTTTCCTAGCAGGTTCTACCACAATAATCGAGAAAGGTCGCTCAACATATCAGTATAAATAGCAGTATGAACAAAATAAAGCGCTTGACAAAGGCATTGAATAGTGTTATAACGAATTTATTTGGTGGTCGCAATCTACCTTCTATGGGGGATAGTAAGACACCTTTTGATGATAATATAACGAATATAACCAATGCACATTATAGTCATCGCTACGGCTGGCACTTAAAAAACTATTCTGTTCCGCAGAAAAGCGTAGAAAAAAAAGATAGTAATATCAAGGGGAATGTATGATTTGTACGAGTGTCTATATTAACATATGCTTGGCTGATTGTCAAGCAGAAAATGCTCGAAAATAACAGCTACCGAACGGATTAAAGTCGGCAGGGTATCGGCAGGAAAAGGAAACAAATGCAGAAAAATTTTATGGGACGAGACGGATTCACATGGTTCGTTGGCGTTGTTGAAGATAGAAACGACCCGAAGTTTCTTGGGCGTGTGAGAGTTCGTTGTCTAGGATTACACACAGACAATCTAGAGAAACTGCCTACGGCCGACCTACCATGGGCTCACCCTATGAACCCTATAACGAGTGCGACTATATCAGGCGTGGGGCAAACCCCGCTAGGGCCGGTCGAAGGCACATGGGTTGTAGGTTTCTTTTCTGACGGTGCAGAATCGCAGACGCCTATCATTATGGGGACTTTGCCTGGCGTTCCTTCTACTTTAAGTGCAGACACTATGAAAGAGAATGATGACGGCACAAGTTCGCAGACAATAGGATTCTTTGACCCAAAGGGCAACTATCCGAAATATACCGAAACGGATGTCAATCGTTTGGCAGTCAATGACGAAAATAACCCACACCCAGCGTTAAGCATTCGAAAGGCGGATCTTGACCTTGCAGTAGGGGTTGCCAATGTGGATGCTACAGAGGTTGTAGATGACCAAATAGCGGCCGATGACGGCGGCAAATGGGACGAACCTGAGACTTCATATAAAGCGAAGTATCCTCACAATCATGTATATGAGACAGAGGGCGGCCATATAAAGGAGTTTGATGATACTGTAGGTGCTAAGAGAATACATGAGCGCCATGCGTCAGGTACAGGCTACGAGATAGACAACGAGGGCACGAAGATTACAAGAGTCAAGAAAGACAACTATACCATTGTATCGGCCGATGACTATGTGCATATACAAGGGGACTGTAAAGAGACATATGATAAGGGCCTACGAGTCAAAGTCAATAGTTCGGCCAAGACAGGTAACAATTATAATATAGAGGTAGGCGCAAAGAGTAATGTTACAATCGAAGTACAAGATGGTGATATAAACCTTATATCCCAGCTGGGCGATGTAAACCTCAAGGCAGGTAAGAACATGAACATAGATGTTGCTCAGGCGTTAAACATTAAGGTCGGTGGCGCTATCACAGAGACAAGCGATAGTAAAACAGAGAGTGCAACAAACACCCACCAGATGAACGCTAAGTTGCAAGACATCAATGGTAATAGAATAGACCTAAACTAAATAGGGAGTGTATGGGTCAAAAACTAAGCAGTTCCTGCTTGAGTACATAAGGGATCTGTTTTGATTTAGATAACGACTATAAAGGAGAATACAATGCTGACGATAAAGAAGGAGAAAATTCATGGACAAGATGATGAAGAACCCTCTAGTAAATACAATAAGCAAATGGATGTTTAGATTATATATTGCTTGGTCTATCTGTGCTGATATAATGATTATCGGTGGACTAGGTTACTATTTCTTTTTCTACTAAATATTAATGACAGACTTCTAAACTGGGAGTCCTTGTTTAGAAGTTTATTCAAATTTTTTTTTGGAAAAGGAGAATATATGACAAGTGCTTATGACGCCAGAGCTGCGGCTCTACATAGACATCTAGATACTCAAATCGAGAATCTAGAACGAAAGAATTATCACAATCGAGAATTAATCACAGACCTCAAGAAACAGAAATTAAAGATAAAGGATAGACTACACGCTATCTCATTAAGAGAAGGTAGGCGTAGTAAGAAAGAAACACAAGCGAGGTATAAAAACATACAGCTCGAATTATTTAAAGGAAAAGGTTTATCATAAAGCAAAGTATTGGGAAAAGGCTTGTTTTTCAGGCCTTTTCTCTTACAAAAATCCTCTGGAAAAATTTTCTATACTAAATAGTTAGTAATATAAAGTGTATTACCGTTTAAATGAGAAAACACGGAGGAGCAGACATGAAAAAATCTGTAACGAATAATAGACTATCTAAAAGACCCCCACGAAAAAAATCTAAAAAAAAACTTTTGAAAAAACAAAAATGGCCTGTGAGAGCAGACAAGATACCTTTGTCAGGATTATGATATGAAAAGTATATACGAAAAACGAAGGAAGGATATCGGCGTTGTCAGTACAGTTGTTTATGACCGTAATGTATCTTGCGATGGTCAGTTTAGTTTACATAGTAAAGAAGTTCATCATCCAAAAGTATATTATCGAATAGAGAACGATACGAACCAAGTAACCTGTGGGTATTGTAATAAAACATTTATCTATATAGAAGCAGACTTATAAATATTCTATATGAAAAGTTTTAAAGAAGTAGAACGAATTGATTCTGTATGCGAAGGTATGTATCAAGACCTTGAAATTACTGAAGCAGAATACCAAGGTAAAAAGGTTAAGTTAAATGACCCAATACGAGGTGGTTCTAAAAAGTTCTATGTTTATGTCAAAGATGGAGATAAAGTAAAAAAGGTATCATTTGGTGATACTACTGGCTTATCTATTAAGCGTGATAATCCTGCTCGAAGAAAATCTTTTCGTGCAAGACATAATTGTGATAATCCAGGACCAAAGACAAAGGCCAGATACTGGTCATGCTATCAATGGCGTGCTAACGCTCCAGTCGATAACTAATACCTCATAGTTATAAATATTACGACTAAATTATGTCTTGGTGAGCGAGATATCAAACAAAAATTAAGGAGATAAAGATGTTATTAAGAACAATAACACTAACGGTAGCCTTATTGTGTATTTTTACATATGCAAATGCTGCCGAAATAACCCCCTACGGAACTTTCAATTACAAATGGTCACATGATGAAAATTCATCAGGAGTGGCTTATCATAAACTAGAAGATAACGGTTCAAAAATCGGTATTGATGTTGATGATATAGGCGTTGAAGGACAATCTATCATAGGGTTTGCAAAATTAGAAGTTGGTGTGGATACAGATGATTCTGGTTCAGACACTTTTGATTCAAGACTAGCATATGTTGGTTTAAGTTCAAACGCTATTGGTGATGTTTCAGTAGGTCGTCAATCACATCCATATACAGATAATGTTGCTACAAGAGCTTCTATCTTTAATGTATATGGTGGCAACGCTTCATTCTCTTACGGAACAAGAAGTTCTAACTCATTAGCATATTCAAACAATATAGGTCCTTTATCTATTAACGCTTTGACAGTTGTTGATGGTTCTTCTGGCGAAGATGATGGTATGGATTCTTATGAATGGTCAGCTTCTGCTGATGTTCTAGGAAGTAATGTGTCAGCAGGTTATGCTGATGATATTGTAAACGACATATCATACTACGGCGTAAGTGCAAAAACAACATTAGATAAATTAACAGTATCGTCTAGTTATACAATTAAAGACGCTGCTACTGATTTAGCTGCTTGGGAAGTTGCTGGTAAGTATAGTATTCTATCTGTCGGATACGGTGATAAAGAAAACACAGGAACATATACTACAATCGGTCTTGCAAAAGACCTAGGTCCAAACCTAACTGTATATGCTGAAACTGAAATGGCAGACAATGACGGTTCTACCGTTGATACTGAAAAGTGGTCAATCGGAACTAAATTTACATTCTAATTACATTTTCATAGTATCCCCTATTTTTTAGGGGGTACTATCATACACGAACACCTCTTAAACCGTCCCAGGCGGCGGCTATGCGAACCTTTTTCCAGATAATAGTATCATTTACTCATTTTACCTACTACATCTATAAATCTTGGATATTATAAGTACTCATGTGCTTCCCTCCAGAAACCTACCTAAGCTAGCTTGGAGCGAAATGAATAAACAACAAAGAACATGGATAGTGTTATCTAAACTACCACCAGGTAGAATGGTGAAGATAGATACTTATGAATATGAAAGTCTAGCAAAAGATATACTAGATGAAAAAGTATCTTATAATAGTATGATT